ATGGGGAATACAGCCAGCTGTCTTATGCATCGAATATCCGGATCGGCGTGGACTTCCCGTTTCCTATATGGATGTTCGGTTTTAATGATATCGTCACCAACATACTGAAAATCCGGGAGGAATCTGCGACGACGGTGATGACCGCACTCCGGAAAGCATATTACCGGTTATGCCCCGGGGGGAAAGAAAATAAGCCGGTATATTTCGACTATGAAGCGCTGATATTGGCAATGCAGAGAATGGATGAGGAGTTAATACCAACAGGAGAATACTACAAAACCGGGGATAAGGCAGGAATGCCCAAAACCGCAAAAGGAGAGTACAACGGAAAACTGACCAGCACGGTAAACCTGCTCCGGGACCGGATGCTGGACAGCCGGTATGAGTTCCTTTTCTGCGATAAGCGGCAGAGTTATCTGTATGAGGTAATGGAGGCAATACTGGGAGCGGATAAACCGGTAAAGAATATCGACTTGTCTGATGTCCCGCATGATGTGGCATTGCCTGTCATTGGTGTCATTTCAAGACTGGTTTTTGATATTCAGCGCCAGCAGGATATGGATGGCCTGCGGCCGGTGACCATTGTTTGTGATGAAGCCCATGTATATATACCGGATAATTTCCAGCTGTCAGCCAGCCAGCGGAGGATGGTGGAAGTCTTTGAGGATATCGCGAAAGAAGGACGTAAGTTCGGAATGACGCTCTTCCCGGCGACGCAAAGACCGTCAGAGCTGAATAAAACAATCATTGCCCAGTGTGCAAATTTCATTGTATCAAAGCTGAATAATGAGAATGACAAGAGCCTGATCAAAGGAATGATGCCGGACGGGGATGATAAGATCATTGATTCTGTAACAATGTTCAATCCGGGGGAAGTCCTGATCATTGGGGATGCGGTTCCGATTCCCCTAAAGATCAAAGTCGAGCTGGCGAAAGAGCGGCCGGTATCAAGGACAATTAATTTCTGGGATGTCTGGGGGCAGGAAAAGACTTATGACATGACAGAGTTGGTTGATAGATATCTGTAAAGAAAGGAGAGGATGCTTGTGATTACATTTGAGAACCTGAACAATGGTGAGCTGGCTGAAAAATTCCGGATGGCGCTCGCCCAGATCGGTTATAGCATCATGGATCCGTATATGGATCCGGATGCAGCCAGGGCATGACCATCAACATTACATTCAAGCCAGCCGGGAGCGGTGTATTGACAGCTAAATGCGATGTCAAAACAAAGCTGGCGGGATTCAGCAAATCAGCGACCACGCTCCTGATTGGCCAGGATATCCGCACTGGCAAGATTGAGATCAAGGAGCACGGCAGCAGAGAGTCAGCCACACAGATCAGTGGTGTAAGCTATTCCGTGCAGGCCGAGACGATCCCGCCGCAAAGGCCGGTGCAGCAGCCGGAAACGTTCGACCAGGAAACAGGGGAAATCTACGAGCCGCTACACAAGGGCCCGATTGATTTAAGAGCAGCAAGACAATAAAAGAGAAAAGGAGATTTGGAATTATGGAAGCAACAAAGGAAGCATTACAGTATGTAGCAGATTTGGCGGTTGATGCACAGGAGATCAGAGTCAAGGAGATTTGTGGTAAGACCTACGCAATAGGAGGACTTACCAGATACGACAAAAGACCGAAAGCAGCGGCGATTACGGCAAGAAGTCTGACATCATTGGCGGATTACATCGGGGATTGCGGTACAGAGTTTCCTGGTGCCATGATCATACATATCACCGGTCCGACGACCGTGCGTCTCATGTCTACCCTGGATGTAGAACGGGAGCGCGAAGTACTGTTTGAGGTGAAAGCAGAAGTATCAGAATTCCAGTTTGACAAATGGTATGACCAGGAGCGGATGATGATCGAGCTGCAGTCCAGTTTCCAGAAGAACGATGATTTGGGGATCCTGTTAAAAGCCACAGGCAATATCAAGCAGAAAAACGACCAGTCCTATTCCGATGATGGCTGCACTCAGATCGCAACCATGACGGTGGGGGTAGCCACCCAGGAGAATGTCATCGTTCCAAATCCGGTCGAACTGATTCCGTACCGGACCTTCCAGGAAGTGGAGCAACCGGCCAGCAAATTTGTTTTCCGGATCGGTGACAAAGAAGTACCGGCATTTAAACTTGTTGAAGCTGAGAATGGTATTTGGAAGAACGAAGCGATTGCTAATATCAAGTCATATCTGGTTGAAGCACTTAGCAAAATGCCGGTTGTGTCGCGGAACAAGATTACCATAATCGGTTAATGTGTTTACCTCCATGGTTTGTTGTGTCACAACCAATAAAGCCATTGGTATTGCCGCCTCTGACTGTATGTTGGAGACGGGATATATAAAGCGAATGTGGGTGAGCTTAGAGCATGCCAAGACCCCAGAAGAATGGGCTGGATTACTTTCCGCTTGATGTTGATTTTCTTACTGAACCAAAGGTTAAGATCCTTAAAGCACGGTATGGATCTGGTGGCATTGCAGCATATGTTTATCTGCTTTGCGCTATTTACCGCGAGGGGTATTACATCCGGTGTGATGATGATTTCTTATATACAATGTCGGATGATTTGAAATTAGGTTTTGATATGGTGAAGCAGGTTTTAACATTCTTATTGGAACGGTCGCTGTTTAATAACATACTTTTTCAGTCGGACGCTGTTTTAACCTCTGCCGGAATACAGAAGCGTTTCCAATTAGCCGTCGCAGAACGTGCCAAGAAAACGCCAATAGAAGTAAAGGGTTTCTGGCTTTTAGAAGAAGCAGAGACGAAATCCTTTATTAAAGTGAACCCAATTTTAAATAGTTCCCCTAAAAAAGAAGATAATTCCCGGAATAACTCACATAATTCCCCGGATTTATCCCTAAAGGAAAGTAAAGGAAAGAAAAGGAAAGTAGAGGAGAGTAAAGAAAATAAAGGAAGTTCCGTCACATACGTTCCGGATGAACGTCTGAACCAGACAATCCTTGATTATATTGACTACTGCAAAAAGATTAAAAAACCAATGGCGGAACGAGCGGTGGAATTGCTGATTCAAAAGCTTGGGAAGCTGTCCAGGGATCCGGATGAACAGATTGAAATCCTGAACCAGTCCATCGTGAACGGCTGGCAAGGTATATTCCCTTTGAAGGAAAATAACCAGAGACAGGGAAGTAGTAAGAGCAGTAAGAGTTATGATGACATGTTGCGAGAGTGGGCGGAGGCAGAAGATGAACAGGCAGGAGTTTTCGACGATAGCATCAATCCTTAAAAAGGCTTATGGTTCTGACCGGGTGATGCCGGATCAGGAAGCAATTGACGTTTGGTATGGATTTTTAAAGGACGTTGATTATAGGGTAATGAAGGTCGCTGTGTCCGAATATATAGCCACGAGCAAATTTCCACCGGCCATCTCTGAACTTCGGGAATTGACAGCCGGAATTACAAGTAAAAGGATTATGCCGTGGGACATGGCCTGGGGGACTGTCCTTACAGCTATCCGGTATTATGGTTATTACCGGGAAGCGGAAGCAATTGCCAGCATGGATGAAGTCACATCATCAATTGTGAAACGCATGGGGTATCCAAATATCTGCCTGAGCGAGAATATTGAAGTTGAGCGGGCCAATTTTCGGATGGCTTATGAGAATGAAGCCAAGAGCCGGAAACAGTCCAATATGCTCCCGGGAGCGGTGAAGAAGGAGAAGCAGCTGTTGGCTGACCGTTTTGTGGGAGAGCTGGCAGCCAGACTGGAGTATAAGGAGAGGAGTGAGGATGGATGAATGAGGACACCAGGGCGCAAGGGAAAATAACCCGCGAGATGATCTATTATTTTATTGTCCGGTACGTAAAGAAGCATGGATATTCACCAACCATTCGGGAAATAGGTGACGGTGTATATCTGAGTTCTTCCAGTTCGGTACATAATCATCTAAAGCGGATGTTTGATGAAGGGATTCTGGAAACAGATGATGAAAGTAGTCCAAGAGCGATTCGGGTTCCGGGATATGAGTTCCGGAAGATAGAGTGAGGTCAGGATGGATATGCCACCTTGCCGGAGTTTGCCAGGGAAGAATTTGGTTTGAGCAAATCCACGATTTCCAGGTACATGGCGATCAATGACCGGTTCTCCAGGGGTGGAAACAGTCCGATTGCAGACGAGCGATATCAGGGGTTCGGAAAGAGCCAGCTGCAGGAGATGTTGTATCTTACTGATGAGCAGCTGGTACAGGTAGAACCGACTATGCAGGTAATGGACATCCGGGAGATGGGAAAGCAGTTGGAAGGTGGACAACTGCCGGGCCAGATGATGATAACAGATTTTCCACAGTATTTGCCGGAAGGGTATGGCCTTGAAGGAACCGACGAAACCGTATTACTGGAGATGTCGATTGATGGTTTGCTCGGAGGTAGTATGCCTGAAGAGGTTAGTGCTCCGGCATTGGTCAGTACCACACCGGCCAGTTTTACTATGACGGTGGGTCAGCTAATGGGTGAGATACCGGAGGCTATTGCGATATCGCAACAGGCAGAGCCAGAGGATTTTCCATGTGATACAATCGATGATTTTCCGTGCGAAACAACGGAGGATATTCTGCTAAAAAGAATCGCAGAACTGGAGGCGGAACGGGAGAAGCACAGATGTATCCCAGCAAAAGAGCGGCTGCCGGAGGCACCAGGAGTATACATCTGCTTTGTCAGAAGAAATGATCCACCCGTTCATGACGCCCAGTGGGAGCATCGCAGAGATATCATTGATTGTGGAGATCATTATTTTGAAACATGTACCAGGTGGTTTAGTGAAGTCCTTGGAGACAGGGCTATATGGTCTGGATATTGCGAGGAGGTGCTGGCCTGGATGAGACTGCCGGAGCCATACTCACCGGAAACGGTAGAAAATAACATGCAGACGGAATGTCCATATCTGGAAACTGACGAATTCGGAGATACAATCTGCCATAACGAAGATGAATGCCCGCAAGATTATGTCGCTGACTGCACGGTAGAGCCGGAAGGAGATTGTTCTGGGTTTTGTGCGGAGTGCGATCATCAGTGGGATTGTGAAAATTCGGATAGGATGGATGGTTTTTTTTAGAAGGGAGCGCAATGAAACAATACTGTCGGTACTGCAATCACCTTGTAGACGGAAATGGAACGTATTGCACCGAGTTAAACAAGACAATGAGCGAGGCAAGTGCAAAGTCGGTCAATCACTGCAATTCATTTTCTTTTAATCCGATGGACGCGTTTGATCTGGACAGGACATACAAACCGAGAGAAGTGAAGAAACAGCAATGTGACGGGCAAATTGAAATGGGACTGGAGGATTTATGAGCAGGAGCAGAGCAAACAAGCAGAATCGTTTACGCAGCCAGATTCGGAAGCAGAAAAACGATGTCTATAAATTCACATTTTCAAAAAAAGAGGTAAAAAAGGAAAAATTTCAAAAATAAAGCTTAATTTTGTATATCCGCAGACTTTATAAATTTTACTTTTTAAAGTATTTCTTACATACTATTCGTGACCGGTTAAAAGTCTAAATGGAGGTAAGAAAGTGATGAAGGTATACATGAGATTTTATACTTTAAAAGTTTTAAGCAATATTGTGATTATCGGAAATACAGCGCAATTCTTTGAGTTATTGATGTTAGTAATTATATCTTTGAAGTAATATTTAAGAAAGGAGGCGGAAACCCCGGCCGGGAGAAGATATCTGGTTTCCTTTCAAAAAAAATGAGTGTAGTGTACAGTTTTAAAGAGATTATTGAGGAGCAGAAAAAACCGCTGGATTACAAGATTGAGAAGGTGGTAGAAGCTATCAGACAAGGTCTTGAATTATCCCAAAGTGCCGTCGGTGTTGCATTTAGTGGTGGCAAGGATTCCACGGTTCTCTGGCACCTGATCCGGACATATTTTCCGGATGCCAGGTACCACGTGATTTTCGGCAACACCACGGTGGAGTTTCCGGAGAGTTTGAAATTTGCCAGACAGCTGGGTGAAGAGTGGGGCAATGGGAATGTGCAGTTTCATGAGGTGCTGCCGGACAAGCTAACGGAGGACGGGCTAAAGTATAAGGCACAACAGGAAGTTCTGGAATGGCTGATTGCGGAGGGACGGATCGGCGAAGTGCTGAAAAAAGACGGAAAGTTAAAATCAACTCTATCCCTGGAGCGTAAAGCAACGCCTGAAATGTGGGAAGACTTCCGGGCCAGAGGGCTTGTCTGGAAAGCTGGAACCATGAAATCCTTCAACTGGTGTGTGGATCAGTACGGCTACCCGATTTTGGGGAAAGCTGCATCTAAATTAACTGCAAAAAGAATTAACATTGATTGCTTTCTACGATTTTCAAATTCGGAGTCGGAAAAAGAGGAGACTCTGGAATATTATGAACTGATCCGCCAGGTGAAAACATCGAACCACTGTTGTTCAATCCTGAAAAAGGAACCTTCCGAAAAGAAACAGGCAGAACTGGGGATCGATGTGATCATGAAAGGATTGATGGCGGCGGAGAGCCATGCCAGATTATTATCATTTTCGACCAGGGGATATATCTTTAAGAGCCATCGGCCGCATGCTCCGGAGTTCTATCACGTTTCTCCTCTTGGAATCTGGCGGGATGAAGATATCTGGGAATACATATACCGGTTTGGAGTACCCTACACATCCCTGTATGACATGGAATATACAAACTGCAAAGGGGAGACGAGCCGCATCAAGCGGAATGGTTGCGTTGGCTGCTGTACCGACATAGCATTTAAGGACAACCACATGTCGGTATTACGGCAGACACATCCGGAACGCTGGGAGCAGCAAATGAAGTCGGGTCTCGGCGAGCAGCTGATGAATCTCCAGAAGTACAAATGCAACGGCCGGGTGAATTATCTGAACATCGCACGGAACATTGAAGATGCAGTCGATATGCGGCCATGTGCTTTTGATGAGATTGGTGAGCGTATTGTGGCAGATGACATTACGTCGAGTGAATATGATAGCGAGATTGAGGAGGATTAGAATGAAGGAAACAACAGTAATGGATAAGATTACCGAAGAGATGATGGAGCATGTCTGTGACAAGATCTGCCGGTTCCCGTGGGAGATATCCGATCAGGAGGAGATGGACGAGATTTGTGCTGGGTGTAAGACGAAGAAATATGTGGGAGATATCCTGGATACATACAATGGGCTGAACGATTTTGGGCAGATCCAGAGAGGCGATCTGTTGGTCAGATCGGGCGCAGAGCAGGAAAAGCACAGGTGGATTCCGGTCGAGGAGCAGCTGCCGGAGGAATTTGAAAGGGTACTCGTTACCGGACAATACGGAGATGTGCATACAGCGTATTGGGATGCAGAAGGATGGCATCTGGCTATTAATGGGTTATTATATGCCTGTTGTCCGCTTGTCTGGATGCTGCTGCCGGAACCGTATGAACCAATAAATTGATTTTTAGCCATGTAAGAAAAATGTAAGAAAATTCTTTTGAGCAACGGGCTAAAAACTTCATACTAACTACGACTAGTCAGTTATAAATTTGATAAGGAGTAGAAAGTATGAATAAGAATAAAAGAGATGTAGTTATAAAAGCAGTATTAGGAGTTTTGAAAGAGATTATTATTCAGTTGGTAGTGGCAATTATTTTGTATCTAGTTTTTTAGTACATAGGAAGGCGACGTTCCCCGGCCGGGAGAGTGTACACGGAACCTTTTGAAAAATGAAAGAGACCTGGAGGGATATACCGGGATATGAAGGAAAATACCAGGCCGATACGGAAGGAAATGTGAGAAGGCTATATAAGTCGGGCAAGGTCAGACTCATGACGCCATATCACAAGAAAATGAACGGCAGCCAGCGGTTAGTGGTGAAGCTCACGATTGATGGAAAATCCAAAGAAGAGATATTAATACAGGTAATTGCAAGGACGTTCCTCGGCCCCCTGCCCGGCGGGCCACGTGCCTTATCACATCAACGGCTGCCAGTTGGACAATTATGTGAACAACATAAAATACATAAGACGTAAGGAACTGGGGCGGCTTACCGGGGCAAAGTCAAAGCGGCAGCCGGTGGCGAAGATCGACAGCAATGGCGAAATAGTAGAGGTGTATTCCTCGGCGCAGGAGTGTGCCAGACAGAATTATATGAGCTACCAGACGGTGATGGACAGGTGCAATGGAAAATGCAAAAGCGCTTTCGCACCGGACGGATATGCCTATGCCTGGGAGGATAAGGAGGTCAGCATGAGGAAGGCAGTAAGAAAGATAGAGCAGGAAAAGGGTGATATGCCAAAGGCACCAGAAGTAAGTTTTGACTGGTAAATTAAAGTTTAGTACATTGACAATTGAATATTGATA